TTTTCCGTAAATCGCTGTTTAAAATATTCCGTTGCCGTTTCGGCAACAATATCCGGCACATTGTCGAGTATTTGATCGGGAAGTTGTTCGAAATATTTTTCAAGTTCATCTATTGTCATCTGAAATAAATTTATATATTTGTAAAAGTTTGCGATGCGGATAAGGAGTTGCCAATAACCTGCGGCGGAGGGACAACGACGGCCGAAAACGGCGTATCGCAGACAAGCCGAAAAACCCGGTTAATTGCCGGGTTTCTTTATAAGTAACCCCCACCTGTATTTATTCTTTTGCGCGATGCGTTTGGACCTATTTGTCGTTTTTTGAGTTTCAGAAACGGGGAACCACGTTTTTATTTTATACACCGTTCCCTGATCGATAGCTGCAATCACGGCAACGGTTTCGTCTTTGTAGTATTTAAGGAAAACATATTGATCGAATGTGTTTTTCCCGTAAATACCCGAATTGATCCACACCTCATCGGGTGTTTTCAACGTTTCGGATGCCGCCTTAAAATATTTTGCCCTCGATTCGTATTTTTCTTTTGAATGATTTTTTAAAAAATCCTTCTCATCAAACAAAATCGATCTCCCGTTGTAATCCGTGAAAAAAGTTTTTCCGTCTTCTTTTTTCAAAGCATTTACGAAATCTTCAATTTTTCCTTCATATAGGGGAATTTGACTATCTGCCTTTGAACGCATCTGTTCATAAGATTTCAGTCCGTAGGATCTATAATTGATGTCTTTGAGAAGTTTTGACGCCTGATTCGGAAACTTCTTGATATACATTTGATCCTCATTGAATATTTTCGGCGAAAGTGCCCTGTTCACTCCGAAGCCCTGCGCCTCGTTTTGCTTCCATTCTTTCGTGTCGTAATATGCATCTACCTTCGAACGCATTTCGTCAAAATCGATGTCTTCAGCTTCCTGTCGCATTCGGGGAACCACATAGCACCTGCATTTCCATCCGTTAGGCGGCCAGATTTTATCCCAACGAGGATCATTAGCCGGCAGCATCAAACCATGTAGCTTTCGGTGCTCTTCGCGCACCTTATCGTCGCCAACTGTGCGATATTCCCAATAAGGGTATAATTTTGTTTTGCTTTTAAGCCGATTGTAATTTTCCGTACTTTCCGTTATGAGCGTTGCCGTCTGCCATTCTGTTTCCTGCCATGTTTTATTGAAAACGTTCAACTCCTCACTTGATGATTTATAGAATTCGTCGAACGACTTACTCTGACGATAAAGTTCGTTTAATCGTTGTATTTCCACCAGCGTTTTTGCCGCACTGAAATGAAAGACATTCAATTCCTGTGCAGTTCGGAAAGCATCGGATTGATATCCATAGGTAAATCCCAAATCTGCCATTCGCTGTGGCTTAGCATAGAGAGCGGAAATCAAATCTTTACTTATCCAATTGAACAATTCCGGATCGAAACGACCGATATTTTTTTCAGCAACTCTTTTTATAAGCCGGTCATGCAAATCATCATCGGATAGTGTGAGGAGACTTCCAGTCGATATTGCCCCGGTCACTGCCGGGGCTTGAACGAAAAAATCGGCCAATTTTTTAAAGAAATTTCTGTCCGAATTTTTGACCGGTTCTTCATTCTGTGTATCATCAAATTCACTATCCGGAACAGAAAACTGCTGAAATTTACGGCGAGCAACCTGTTCACCGTCTTTTGGCACCGGAATGCTGAATTTATCATGCAAATATGAAGCCGGAATATCGATTATATCGGATAATCCTACGATGTCAGATACGGATAATTGCTCGGCTGCTTCAGGAAAAACAAAACGGCCACCTTTTACCGGAAAACCGCGATTTTCGAGACGCGGGAGTACAAACTGATTGAGTACTCGCTGCACGAAACGCATATCGCTCCGGTTTTTGTTTTCCTCGACCTCCTTATGAACTTCTCCCAATGAGCGAGCTCCTTTATCGCCCTGTATTGTTGTAAGGGTTTGCCCTAAAACGGTTATCAGTATTTCCTCATTACATGCCTTTCGGAAGTCATTGAACGAAGTTCCGGAGCTGCCGGAACCTGTATTGTTTACCGTCTCCACATCGCTCTCCTTCGGAATCACCAACCAGGGCGCAGATCCAGCGTTTTCGAGCGCTTGCTCAAGCAAAAGCCGGCTTTGAGGATCGAACGAACTGTATTTTCCCACACGTTGCGGCATGCCGAATATTTCGAGCCACTGTGCCCAGTCGCCGAATCCGCCCCGCTTCCAGATCACGTACGGTGCAGTTTTTAAAAATAAGCCGAAGTCGCGAGGTTTACCCAATACAAGTAAATTATCGTCGCCCTCATAAGGAATGCCTGTGATGTCCGTGTCCTGCTTTAGAATTTGACGATTAATCAAATCAATGTGTTTTTTCGGGATTTCAAAGACAGAAATGCCCTCCGTGAAATCGAATTCCATCGCCGAACGTCCCCAGAAGCGAACATCGAGAATCAAATTCAATAAATCCTCAAAGCCTATTGTGTCCATGAGTGCGACCATTTCCGGCACTTCCTGACCCTTTGCGTCCTGAAAGGTTATTTCGGCATTGGTAACCGCTTCACGACGTTTCGCATACGCATCCGAAAGATAGCTGTCGATAAGTAAATCCTCATACAAATCAAACAGGCGTTTCATACGCCCAGAATCGGCTGACGTTAGGGCATTGCGCCACTCGCCAACATCCGACGTTTTTCGTTGCGGGGCTTTGATGATGATCTGATTGATCACCGTGCCGGCGGTATTTTGTTTTTTTGCCATAGCTTAAAAGTGTTGATTTTTTTTCGGGTTACTCCCGAATGTGATTATTCCGTTTTTTTCCACGCCAGATTCGTCGACGACTTTTGGCAAATCGGGAGAAACATCGCCTTTTTGAACTGCCTTGAGCCAGTCGATAGCGCGTTCATAACGATCCTGGCGTAGTTGCAATTCTGTTCCGGCATTACAAAGATTGATGAAATGCCAGACGGCAATGTCCTTAACGAAAATAAGAAGCAGCGCGTTGCGATTGCTTCCTATGGCGGCGAAAATCTGCGCCGTGTCATAGGCGGCTAAATAACCTTTCGCCTCCTGGCATGCAGCGTCGATAGCGGCCTGCAATATCGTCTCATCATCGCGAGAAATCACATTGATGTTCTCTACGTACAGATGAGTTTTGAGTTCTTCGGGTGATAAAAAAGCCATATTTTTTTCTATTAATATCGTTTTATGTTTGCCCTTCGTTTTCCTATCGAATAGCTATCCGCCGACAGCGTCGATAATTTCTCATTGATCTTCCATACAGCACCTTCGATACAGTCGGGGCCGTCAGCAGGAGCGGTCAGTTTCGGCGTAACGAGCAGGAATTGTTCCTCAAGTCGCTTCATGTGCGGATTGCTTTTCTCGTTTTCGTTGAAAATCAATTTACCGAAACGGTTGAGCGGTTCAAGATTACCTTCTATGCGTGAGAACTTGTCCGGCTTGTTCCTTTCGTCGGGAATAATACCAACAAAACCTTTTTCCTTCGCACACTCGGAAAACAACGGAATGAAAACCTGCTGATAAAAAGGATCTTGCAGTTTGTTGTTCTCTACGTAATTATAAACAGTCGTTTTGTCGCCAACATAGTCGCGAATAGCGTAATACCATCCCACAAATTCCTCATTTGTCACGTGATCGAGGAACCCTGTGATGATATAATATTTTCCATCGTAAGCTCCGACCAGGAAGACTGACTTATAAGAGCCCTTGCCATTTTTAGAGTTGGACGGGGCAGGATCGCCGTAGGCTACCAAAAAAGGAAATCGATTGAGCGGAGGTATTTTTCCCCAGGTCATTTCTTTGAAAACATCACCTTCAGACAACGGATTGTTGAAATATTCTTTTTGAGCCGAAGCCGTCGAAATCATCGACAGTATCATATCGATATCCTCCTCCGAGTTCTTTTGAGGCCACGACGATTTTCCCTCAGCGTTTCGAATATTAACGATATCAACGAAGTTGGCCTTTTGCATTGCCCTTGTGATACAACAATCGCGTGCAATGACATTTCCGTTAAACAAAATCCGATAGCTGCCCGAAACGCTGACGGTTGGAATAAGCGCCTGCTCGATCCACTCCCACTTCTTTTGAATGCGATCCGGATTCCGGGTTTCCTCGTCGGTATCGATATCGTCGATGAGGATAAAATCGGGGCGAACAGCTTCGTTGCGTGTACCTCGCGGACTTTGTCCTGCACCCAGCGCGCGAAAAGAAACGCCGTCGTTTGTAACAAATTCGCCAACTTCCCAGCTACCCGGTTTCTGTTGAACGCCGTAATCGTGCGTAATGCGCATGTTGCTTTCAAGCGAAATCATAATCGGCATCAGCAGGCGCTCGGCATTGTCCTGTGAGTTTGAAATCAGCAATACGTTTTTGATTTGTCCGGTCAACGCAAGTTTTGTAACCTCCATCATTGAACGCGAGGACTTCGCCAGCTCGCGGCTCCAGGCACGAACTTCGTACCAACGTCGATGAGAAAATAATCGTTTAGTAGCTTTTTTGTGAAACAGTGCCGGTTCACAGGTATAATAAGTCGGGAAATAATAAGCGAACCATGCCTCATTGTCAGCTTCAAGGCGAGCAATGCGTTGTCGCTGTTCGGGAATTGTTTCCGTATCGTCAATCGTAGCCGCGTTTAGTAATCCCCTCCGGAACTCATCCCAATCGGTGAGCGCATCGCGTTCGATTATTTTAAGGCGTTTTGTCATTTTAGTTTCGTTTTAACGAAATCGTCGAAAAGCGGGACAAGGCGCTGTGCCTCTTCGAGGTTGAACTTACGCAGCCAATTTAAAAACTCCTTGAAAGTCGATAAAATCTCGTTTAAACCGGTCTCGGTTTCGAGTTTATCGATGGCGTTCGCAAGTTTTGTGATGGTGTCGGCTTCGGCGGCGTTTGGATATTTGTTCCCGTCGCGTTCCGAAATGGCTTTGTTCATCTCGGCAAGCTGCCGATACAGGTTTTTGAGTTGTTCTTCGCGCGTGATTGTGAGCGAAACCTTGAGCTCATCCCATTTGAATTTAGTCACCCACTTCGACATTGTTTGCACAGAGATTCCTACTCGCTCGGCTATCTCTTTCTGTGTGAGGTGCTCTTTGGTATAGAGCAACTGAGCCCACTCGCGTTTTTGTTCGATTGTCAGATTTGCCATTTTGTACTCTTTTTCAGACAAAAATATATTTATAAAATACTTTTCGAATAAAAGTATCTTAAGGCTTGATATACATATAGTAAGGCTTGATACATATTTTGGAATGAAACCTTAAGCTTTTATTTATTTGCAAGAAAATAGAGCGAAAAAAAATGGCTGAAAAGAAATCATTCGTATTGAGCGATGAGACTGTTAACACTTACGGTTTTCGAGTTTTGATGGACGGAGCCGATATCGAGCAATTCAAGCGCAATCCTGTGATGTTTTATAATCATGATGACTGGTCAATGCCAATTGGGCGTTGGGACAACGTGAGAATTGAAGACGGAAAACTGCTTGCCGATCCCGTTTTCGATACAGAAGACGAAAATGCGCGGAAAATTGCCGGAAAAGTAGAACGCGGGTTCCTGCGAATGGCGTCGATCGGCTTTCGCGTTGTGGAAACATCCGACGATCCTACAAAGGTGCTGCCTGGTCAGAAATTAGCGACCGTCACCAGGTGGCAACTTCGGGAAGCTTCGATTGTTGG